TCTGCAACTAGAATAGTTCCATTGGCTCCTACTGAAACTGCAGAAGATACGTCGTTAGCTGTTGCTACTAAGATATCTCCTTTTGCGTTAAACTTTGATTCTAAAGCAGCGCTACCGCCACCTAATTGATTGATTGCCATGTTATGATATCTCCGTTCCAAATGCACTAAATGATAAATTTGCAGAGCTTGAAGTAACTTCAAGATCATAGCCTGCCTGCAATGTTAAAGCTAATGTTAAAGCTGTTGTTCCAAGACCTGGGGCATCAATGTCGTAAGCAATGTAGTGTTCGTTGCTTGTTGCTGAGGCTGCTGGTCTTACAGCAATTCTGTATGATGATGTTGATGAGTGGCGATTAGTAACAATAATATTTGTTACAACTGCTGCTTTTCCTGAAGGGACAGTGTAAAGATCGACAGTGTTTGATGCTGGCGCTACCTGTCCAAGTACTTTATAATCTGATGCCATATTGTTATACTCCTAAAAAGAGAATTGGGTCGAATGAACCTGCTGAAGGTACCGCCCATTTTACTCCAGAACTTTCCGAAGAATCTGCTGTCAAAACATATCCGTTTGTACCAAGTGAAACTTTAGTTACAGTATTGCTTGCTGTGGCAACAATTAAATCGCCTTTTGCATCTACAATATTTTCTGTAATAAAATTAGACTCAATTGCTTGAGCTAATGCCTGAATATCCGCTGGGACATCTATATTGTCTCCAGACTGAGGATATGGTAATCCGTTAGTTGTTTGTCCTGCCATAATCTATGTTATCCTTCGTAAGTAAATGTTAAATTTATTGTAGCATACTGATTTGTTAAAAGCAACCCATTATTTTTTAATGGGGTGTGGAAAGAATTTCCAGTAATTCTTCCATATCTGACAAATGAACTTGCCAAATCCTGGTATGTTCCAATAGAGGTTAAGTCTGAGTAGCTGATTTTTTTCTCTTCTCCAGCCACGGTTACTACTCCAGAGCTTTCGGCAAATTTAGTTAGGGGGTACCCAACCTTGTTATTTGTGATAGCTCCGTACATATTTACTGTGCCTACTGGTGTAGTTGGCATTGTAAAAGTTAAACCTGTTCCCAGGTTAGTTGTTGATCCGCATGAAATTCTTAAATTAGCTTGAACAAATTGTCCGCTCTTTGTGTATCTTGTAGATACCGACCCATTTCCGAGATTGAATGATCCACCTATTGTTGGAGACCATGCTTGATAGGTAATTAATGCAGAACCTCCGCCACCTCCTGGGGTAAGAATCTCTTGATAGACGGCGCCATCATAAATATATGATTTGCCTTCATCTGTTCTAATTACAAAGTCACCTTTTTGAACAGTTAAAGCGTTTTGTGCTGCTAAGCTTGAAACAACATGAGTATCTACAATTGAAATTGCTGGAATTTGTCCAGCAGTTAACTTACCGTCTGATCCTAAAGTAGCTACTCCATTTGCTACACCCTTAGCTGTATTTGGAACATAGTTTGTGGATAGATCTGATGCTACGTTTCCTATAGATGTTGTTAATGTTGAACTTAAATTATTTATTGCTGTTGTAACTTCAGAGTCTCTTGCAATTGCTGCTGGAATCTGAGTATCTGGAAGTGTTCCGTTGGAATCTAGTGTTGCAACTCCATTAACAGCACCTTTTTGAGAATTAGGAACATAGCTTGATAAAGCATTTGTTACTTCTGAGTCCCTTGCAATTCCATCTGGGATTTGAGTATCTGGAATTTTTCCGCCTGAAAGTGATGCTACAGTAACTCCTACATCAGAAAGATTTACATAGTTACCAGCAATAGATGTTCCTGCTGCCCATACAGTATCGCTTGTTTTGTTATAAATTAAACCTGTAAGACTGTCAATGTATACGTCATTTTTGAATCCTAAATTTGATGCGGGTGCATTTGAGCCAAAAAATATCTTAGCAAATGAATAGTCTAGTTGATTCCATGTTGATGTTCCATTACCTACTTTAATTCTAAGAGATGTTAAGTCTACACCGATTTCTCCGTCTGCAAGTATCGGATTTACTGTTGACCAGTTAGATAGAGTACCTCTGCGTGATTGAATTGTTACTGCCATTAGATTACTCCTCCATCATATGCTGCTTCTAAACTATAGAAGGATTCTGGGAACCCTCCATCTACGTTTCCAATTGCTGAGACTATGTTATAAACAGAGCCTCCATCTAAATTTGGAAATGAAATAGCAATTGTAGTTTGTACTCCAACTACTGTTCCATCATAAGAGTGTGAGTGCTCTAATAGTCCACCAGATCCGCCAGTGCTGCCTGAACTTAGGTCTCCCCATGCTCCGTTTACATATAATCTTATCTTGCCAGTTACACTATTTAGATAAAGTTCTCCAGTAGTGCCTACTGATGGATCCTGAGAAAGATTTACAAGTTTTAGTGGTACTAAAAATTGTTTAGCCATTCTTTTATCCTATTACTACTACTTTGTATGCTCCTGATGCTGGTGCTGAAGCAAACTTTACAGTCACAGTAGAGGTTGATGTAAGCTCTATATCTGTTTCTACCTTTGCGTATGGTGATGCTGTCTCAGATACTTGAACCATTACATCTGCTGTTCCTAAGTTGTGTGTTACTACATAAGATGTTGCTGAAGTAGAAAGTGTCTCAACATACTTTCTTGTGATTGCATGGTAGTTTGTACCATTGTTTGTTATTGTCCAGTTATCATTTGTTTCATTCCATAGAATTTCAACATCTGGAGAATCTCCACGCTCAACACGAATACCAGCATCTGCAACTGGTGCTCCAGTATGATCGGTATTAAGATTAATCTTATTATCAACAATGTTTACCTGAGTAGTATTAACAGAGTTAATTGTTCCTACTACGTTTAAGTTGCCGCCAACTTGTAGGTTTCCAGTAACCTGAACGTTATCTGGCAACCCAATTGTTACTGCAGAATTTTCTGAACCTGAACCAGAAACTTCAATTTCATTTGTTGTTCCAGAAATTGTTGCTACATAGTTACCTGTTGTATCTGTTCCCAAGGCTACAGAATTTGGCTGAATTGTTGTTGTAATTTCTACGTTGCCAAGGTCTGTCATTGTTGCAGATCCTGATACGTCACCTGAAAGTGTTATAGTTGGATCATTTACATCAAAGTTTACCTTGCCATTTAAATCATCATAGGTTACTGTAATTCCATTTTCAGTGTTTGGAGATGTTACCATCCCGCCAATCATGTCCTGAATTGATTCAGTATTAAGTGCTACAGCTCCAGATGTTACTACGAAGTCTGTTGCGCTAAATGATGCAACACCTTTATTTGTATAGGATGCATCTTCTCCTGAAATTGTTACTGTGTCTCCAGTTACGGATACATCAATTCCTTCTCCGCCATTGATCTCAAGAGTTTCGGTAAGAAGATTGATTCCTATTGTTGCTGAGGTATCATCTGAAATTGTTAATGTTGTTGCTACGTTTACTTCACCAGCTGCAGTTAAACGACCTTGTGCATCTACTGTAAATGTAGGAATTTTTGTTTGTGAGCCATATGCTCCAGCTGTTACCGCTGTATTGTTTAAGCTTAATGTTGTTGTTCCTGCTGTGTCGTTATATGTTGATGTTAATGCTGTTCCAGCTAATACTGATGAACCAATTACATCTTGAATAACCTCTGTGGAGCCAGACATTGGCATCCATGGGCCATCTGGTGATCCTAGTCCATTGTAGTAGTACATCGTGTTATTCGATGTGTCATAGTAAATCTGACCAGTGACTGGACTTGATGGGGCAGAACCTAAGTTCTGGATTCTGGCATTGAGTAACTCATTCTTGTTGAGATCAACGCTTACTAAAAATTTTCTTGCCATTTTCTTTGCTCCTTCTTAGGACAGATATGCTGTCCCTGAGAATGGTTGGGCCATTGTCAGTGTTATTTTGTTACTACTATTATAATCTATTCCTGTTTCTAAAACGTCGCCTGCGCTTGATTTAACTGTAACATTTGGCTTCATTCCTAGATTGTGATTAATTTCTACAGAGTAAACTCCAGATACTGGGCCAGTTACCTGTGTGAGCTCCCATGAATACTCTAGAGTCATGTTTAAAAGGTAGTTTGTAGCTCCAGACCAAGTTAAGTCTGTTGGCTTTGGACCATAGAATCTTGTTGTATTTTTGTCATAATAAAAATCTCCTTCTAGGCCAAAATTTTCTGCTGGGGCACCTGCTCCATTAAGAATACTTTTACCTCTTGGACCTTGTGGGCCAGGAGACTGGATTACGACTTTATTTATTTGTTCGGTTACAACTACATTTTCCACCATTATATAGTTACCGATCTGCTAAGGGTAAAGAATCCTTCAAGCAATTTAATTCGATTTCCATTAGAATCTATGATCATAAGGTCATAAGATGATTTTGGATAAAATAGTTTATTTGTTTGAGTTGGTGTCATTTTGCATGTTACTTTACCATTTGGTCCATCAATTGTAATTCCGCCTGCTGGACTTGTTAGGCTGAATGCAAGCTTAGTTCCGCCCTGAGTATCTCTAGCCTGAAGTTTAGCCGAAGAACCTGTTAGGTTGATTGGATTGTCATTATTGTCTTTGTATTCAACAATAAAGCTGAAAGTGGTATTTTGATCCACTTCGAAATTCTTTTTACCTGCCATTTGCAAAATCTCCTAAAATAGGAAAACTCCTATGCTTATTTTAGCACAGGAGCTATCCTAATTGATTTTAAGAATTACTTCTTTGTAAAGCCGAAAGCTGGCTCATTGCTATTAAGTGCTTTGAGAATAACTGGCAGACATGCTGCTATTCCACCCTTAATTAAATCTGCTGGATCAGTATTTCCAGTCATGTAAAGAGCAATAGACGCACCTAAGAAGTGGCGACCATAACTTGCTAGCGCTGCTAGAATCTTTTCTTGCATTTCTACTAGTCCGTTCTTTTTAAGATCTTTTGTCATGTAGATCCTCCTATTTCTAGGCATTGCGCCCAGGAATTTTGGGTGTTACCCCAATTTATATTATATACCTATTAAGAAGAAATGTCTACAAGCTCACAGTTGCCATCTGAACTGCATGCCAGAGTGGCGTTTGTAGATGTTCCATCTTCTGTTTCATAAAAAGATAAATCTTCCCATCTTATAGACTTTGGCATTTTGCTTAACAGATCTTCATATTCTTCTTTTGAAACTTCTTGATAAGGAGCTTGCTTATAAGAATGATCTGAGTGTGGAAGGAATGAAATTCCAGATACTTCGTCAAAGTGCTTGTATACCCATGCTCCAACTTCCATCCACTCTTCTTCTTTTACGGAAACTGTAATTGATGGTTTATGCTCACACCAAGCACGTTGGTAAACTAGCCAAATGTTTAAGTGCTCAATAGCAGTTAAATCATTTCTAACAATTGCACCCTCTGGAGCCTTGACTGGAAATGAAAATACATATGTATCGTTTGGCTTCATAACATCATCTTCAACTGGAATACCAACCTCTTTCAAAAATGTAGAAATTGGATCACCTTTTGAGCCACGTACTGTACGAATATAATATGGTGAATGCCATGCATGCATTCCTGAAGATACTCCGACCAATTGAGACACTGTTCCTGATGGCTTTACGCATGTAATAGCTGCAGACTCTGGAATCCCAATTTTCCCAGCCTCATCTTTATTTGTCTCTCTTGCTTTTTCTCTAATAGTCATTAGGAATGCTTCTAAAGAAACGAGATCATCTTTTCCAGACATAAACTTATGGCCAAACTGACCAGTTAGTGAAACACCAAGCAGTCTTTCCTCTTCTGTATTATCTTTCCAGATCTTACGAAGATATTTAAAGTCTGTTAATGTTGATTGCCATGTTCCAAGAATTGTTGCAAGTTCGACTTTACGTTGAATATCTTTCTTTGTATCATTTTCACGTAATACGACTTCTGAAAGATTACAAAACTGGTAAGGACGTAAAATAATTTCTGAGCACGGGTTAGTTCCATAGTGAATATCTGGATCTCTTCTTCCGAACTTGGCTGCTTGGGCTTGAGCTGCGGCCACATTATATATGCCTCGTTCTCCTGATTTTGAATCATAAAGATTTTTCCATTCTGCTATAAATTGTTCCATCTCTGGCTTGCGTGAATATGCAACAGAGTTATTTGAAAGAGCACGTTGTGTATTATTTTCCCACCAGTTACCAGATTTTGCTGCAGCCATTTCAATGTCATTAATATTAGAAAGAGAAATCATTGCTGAACGACGAACTCCTCCGACAACTACAACTTCTCCAATTTTGCACATAATATCGTGAGCTTCAATTGGCTTTAATTGACGACCAGCTGCATTTTTAAACTTTGCAATAGTAAAATCAAAAAGATTTACAAGTGGCTGCGGTCCAGAAGAACGGCCTCCCATTGTTTTAAGTCTTGCTCCTGCTGGGCGAACTTTAGAAACATCAATTGCTGGAATCTGTCCTGTCCAAAGTAGTGCAAGTAATTCACGATAAGACTTGGCCCACCCTTGTTTAGAATCTTCTACAATAATTACTGTTGTTGATTTTTCAAATGTTTCTGGGACGGAAGGAAGCTTGTTAACATACTTGTACTCAACAGAAAATCCAACTCCTGTGCCACACATAAGAATATACATTGTTTCATCAAATGATCTTGGGCTGTCAACTGGAACAAATGAACAGTTGTATCCAGCAACATGATCTCTATCTAATGCTGCTCCTGCAGTCATTACAGATCTCATTGACGGCATAACGTTACGATTATAAACTGCTTCTCTTAACTCTTCTACTAACTTTAAATCTGGAACATAGTTATTATTATCTTTTAAATGCTCTAGCATATATTTAAAATATCTATCTACAGTTTCCCCCCATGTTTCACGACGGTTTTCTTCTGGAATCCATCTTGCATATCTCGATAATGCAATAAAGTTTTCATAAGGGTTTTCGATAGTTCTTGACATAATACACTCTTTCTACGACGTAGCCGTTTGATTTAATTTTTAGTAAGATACTAATTCTACCAAACTTTTCTTAGTAGGGGAAGTAGTTTTTTATATTTAAAGCAATTAAATTTATTTTTATTAGTCAACCAAATTTAGTTGACTGGTATTCCTATACTTCATCTTTAGGGTTATGATTCTTTAAATAATTCAAATTAAAACCAAATGTTTTATTATGAGTTACTGTTGTTTTGGGATCAAGCATTATTTTATTCCCGCCCTCGTTAACCCATTTATAACAAATTGCTGTATCTTCTGAAAAATTTGGAGACTGCATTGTATCCCCATCTTTATCAACGTATGGTATTACTGGATAGAAAAACCAGGGTCTTGAAATAGATTCAAATACTCCATTTTTTACACAACAGAATCCAAGTCCAACAGACCCAACCTCAATCAAATCATCTTTATCTTTAATATCATTATAATTAATTGGAACACTATCATTTATAGAATTAAACGCAGCAATGTACTCAAATTGTATTACTGAATAACAGCCAGAAACTATGTTTTCTTCAGAATTATATAATTTTAAAAAATCATCAACTGTCCAAGATATGTCTGAATCAATCATAAAGATTTTATTATATGTGTACTTACCAAGACCTGGTTTATTTGTGTCAACTTGAAAATTCATTGTGTCTGCAATTGTGCCTTCTCTTGCAGTTGCAACAATAGACGTGTATTCATTTTGATATTTCCAAGAAATTCCCATTGAGTTTAAAATTTGTATGGTATCTAGCAAGCTAGAGGTATATGAGTTATTCATACTGCTTCCTGGCGTACATATGATTACATCATAATGTGGTACTGGTGTTAATGTTACTTCTTGATCCGCCTCAATAATCATTTAAGAAATTTCCTCTTGCTCTTCTTGAATCTTCTTAGAAAGAATAGATATATCTAGTAGGTCATTAATGTCAGTATATATTCCTCTTGGATCAACATTTAAATAATTGCATACATTTATCCATGAATCTTTAATATAAGAAGAAGACTCTTGCATCATTACTGTAATTCCAGAAGCTACTAAAAAAGCATACGGAATGCCAACATCATTTTGTTGAAACATGTCTTGTGAGTTTTGAAATTTTTCTCTATTTACATAAAATTGTCCTAATATCTTTGTCCTTGTATCTAGATCAGTAGCCATCTGATCTTCTGGAATCATTGAAGGATCTACTATATAGCTTGCTTTTCCCATTTTTTCTCCTTATTAAGTGTCTATCTTATCAAATGCTATTAGTTTAGTCAAGAGAATTTATTTATTATATGATCAAACGCCTGTGTGGTTAATTTTGTCCAGTTATACTCTTCATGAATTTTTTTGGCCTGTGCAAAGTAATAAGACGAGTAAGCTTTAAAATTGACTGCGGCATCAACCATTTGGTCTGATAGGTGGTCTTTGTCTGGCTGATAAAAACTTCCTAGATGTGCATCTCCTACTGCTTTCGGTACCCCGTCTATAGAGGCATCTGTTAACTTAGATTTTAATTTAAGGGGACCCAGGAACTTTTTATAGTGTGCCCAATCATAAGTTGAAATTACTGGCATTCCAGTAGCAAGGCCCTGTAGAGGTATAAACCCAAAGCCTTCTCCCCAGGTTGGGTATACTAAAACATGGTGCATATGATAAAGCTGAACCAGCTGTTCAATTGTGTACTCTTCTTTAATTATTGAAATATTACTATATACAGTATCTGGAGATACAAGTTCTTTTCTATTATTATATATTCTAATAGTAGATGAACCATGACACTTTACTGTTAAATGATACTTTGAATTATTTCCAAATAACTTTATAAAAGTATCTACAACTAGCTGTCCATCTTTTCTTGGGGATGGCTCTCCTATATGTAAAAATTTAAGTGGTCTGTCTGGATGTAAAATTCTTTTATATGGACTCCATAAAGATTCAATTCCGTGAGGGTAAACATAAATAGGTTTAGTAACACCATTATTTTTATATACTTCCGCCGTCCAATCAGATGTGGCCCAAACCTCGTCACACTGATTAAATATATCTCTCCACTCAGATCTAATTAAAGTAGATTCCCATGGAGTATATCCAATTTGATACTGTCCTTTATGTAATTTAAAATGATGAGGTTGTGTGAAATTTATCTGTACTGGAGCTTTAGGGTTTGCAAATTTAACTGTATGACCCAATGCTTGTAGTGTATTAACTATATTTTGTCCAGCATAGCCAAATCCAACAGAAGGATTAAGTCCTGCTCTAATAGTATAATAAGATAATTCCACTTAATTCTTTCTGGTTGACCGACTTGACAGTAACTTAATTACAATGCTACTATTATAGTTCGTTATCTCTAAAGGAGGAAATGCCAATGGAGAGAATCAAAGAGCGTTTGAGCGATGTTGCCCATAACTGGTCTTATATAGGAATGATAACATTATTCTTGTTTACAGTCCAGCCTGGTCCAACTGCAACTCAAGCATTGCAGGTAGAAGTACCTGTAAAATCAACGGTACAACTAAAGAAAGAAACCTTAGAGAAGTACAGCAATACTGTGTACAAGCCTTCTGAGAATCTAACAGACAAAGAACTAAAAGAACTTTTATCAGCTGTTGGTTTTGAAGGAAAAGCCCTTAAAATGGCTTGGGCTATTGCTAAGTCAGAATCCAATGCAAGGCCTATGGCTTACAATGGTAACAGGAAAACTGGAGACAGTTCCTACGGAATTTTTCAGATTAATATGTTGGGTGAACTCGGCATTGATCGTAAAGAAAAATTTGAATTAAAGTCAAACATTTTATTGTTTGATCCAGTAATAAACTCAGAGATAACGTATTATATGACTAAAGGCGGAACCGATTGGTCATCATGGTCTTCCCTTAACGGGGCAAGATTCAAAGAATTCGTAAATGAATTCAACTATTAGAAAGGAAGGTTAATGAGGATACAGTACGTATCTAAATACCTTCAACTAGCAGAAGAAGGCCTTGTTCCTAGACTTGAGTGTCCAATGGATCAGGGCCTTCTTATGTCTAACCTTGATTGGGAAGATAAAATATATTTATACTGTAGTTCATGTAGCTACAAAAAACATATAGGTATTGATTTTTATGAAAAAATTAAAAGTCAGGTTGAAAAGGAGTAGCGATGGAAGACTGTGCGTGTATTGATTTTAACAATCGTTGTAATGAACACAAGGATCTAGTAATTGGTGAAAATTTAGTAGGTGGTGGTTTTATTCCATGGTCAAGTGGGGTCATGGAAGATTATCCTAATGGGATAACCGAATCTGCTCCAATATCAGAAAAAGATGCTATGGGTAGAGAAAAATTTTGGGAAGATTTAGGTAGAAAAGATGACTGAAGATAATATTCCAGATGAGAACGGAACTATAGAAGAAAACCTTCCTATGGTTACTTATATCATGCTGCATAGAATTTATGACATGCTAACCTTGATATCTGATAAGGTGGCTGGATCTGAAAAGACATCCAAGATGATTGAGTATCACGAAAAGGGATATCTTCTTGGTCCTAATCCAGCATATACTCCAGATCAAGAAAAAGAATAAATATTCAAAAAGTAGTTGACTTAATACGTACAATATTTTACAATTAAAGAGTACTGGTCGTAGCATCCCACATGTTCCCAGTACATGATCGTAAGATCAGCAAAACCCAATCGGATCCGCCTCTGATTGGGTTTTGTACTTTATGTTGTCCCCTCGACACGATTCGAACGTGTGAC